GCTAGTCCAGAAGATAAAGAAAAGATTGGTCTTGAGATCTGGGCCACCACAAATCCACAGTTAGCACAAAAACTTAAACCAGGACAACTTGGGTACACGCAGGCCACTTCTGCTGTCATGTCTCAGAGCCCTTTAGGGCAGTTTCAGGCGCAAACAGGTGATATGCAGTATGCAAACAAAATGGAGCAGGTTCCAGGGGCAATGTCGGGCTTCCAGCCGCAAACTCCACTCACTGGTATTCCTACTCCCGCAGTACCACAGTTTGGTGCGTCTGAAGTTTTTGCTAAACAAACGCCCCTCCCTGGTGTAACAGAAATGTTTACCGATCCACGCAAGTTTCTTAGTCAAGAAGAACTTAATCAAACACAACTTGCACTTCTTAAGAGAGCATTTGAAAGTCGCTTAAAATAATCTTTTGGTAAACTAAGAATATTGGCACTGCAAATGCAGGTAAGACCACCTGCTGGATAACAGATTTTTTAAATCTACGGAGACCAGCGTTGTTGCATTAACCCAATGATTCTTTGCCGTAATTTTGTCCGTCGGCTTACTGCCAAATTGAGTTTGATTGTAGCTCTACAAGCAGTATTTGTACCCGGTCTTAAGGCAGATTCAAATTGGGTAGGAGAATAAGGAAGATTTTAAAATGCAATTAAATCCTAACGCTGCCATTGTTGCAAACAGACTCAAAGAAGCCGGTTACACCAAAGGGCAGATCGCTGGTGTTCTCGGTAATATTCAACTTGAGTCTGGTTTTAATCCTCGTGTCAACGAAGGGGGAGTAGTGGGAGCACCTGTGGGTAAAGGTGGATTTGGTTTTGTCCAATGGACGGGTGGTCGCCAACAAAATTTAATTAATTTTGCAAAACAAAGCAAGATGGATCCGGGCGATCCGAATTTTCAAGCCAGTTTTCTTTTGCATGAGCTAAGGGGACCGGAAAAAAGAGCAGATGAATCTTTAAGAGGGGCTGTGTCACCCGAAGAATCAGCTCGTCGTTTTTTAGTTGATTTTGAAAGAGCTGGTATTTCTAAAACAAAACAAAGACAAGAAGCCGCTCGTCAAATTTACGGAAAACTTCAGTTCTTGGATCAACCTCCTGCACCACCCCAGCTACCTTCTACTTCCGGAACGCAAACAGCATCAGAAAAAGGTAATATGCTGGGCTTGGGTTTGCTGCAAAAAGTCATGAGTGTTATTCCTCGCTTTCAAAGAGAACGTAGTTTTGTTCCTGGCATTGAACCAAGTGATTTTACCTTGGCAAGCTCTAATTACCTGGAAAGTTTTGCACGTCAACTTATGGAAGAAATGTGATGGACAGTTACTCTGATTACGCAGACGATTATCTCCCTGGAGCTTATTATAGAAAAGCCTTAGGACGTTCGTATACGCCTCAACAGTTAACGCAGTTACGTGCAGCAAAAGGCTGGAAGTTTCAACCACAAAGTGAATCAGAAGAACCAAGTGAATTATTTCAACGTTTTCTTGCTCTTCAAAACGATCCAGAGTTTTTAGTCAAGGCTACAGCTAAAATGCCTGATACACCGTTTGGTAGTTTAAGCCAATATATGGGTGTTTAATTAGTCTATAATTAAAAATAACAAGATAGGTTTAAACGGTGTCATCTACATCAACCAATAAATCTCCAGTCTTTGTAGATCGTCCCCTCTACGACTCTGTTCGAGTAACCAATCAAGTCGTAGGAAGTGCTTCAGGCAATACCATATTTGTTCAAGGCGGACAGGTTCCCGCCCTTTTGGTGGACATGGACGCCACTCTTAGTGAAGACAATAATAATGGAGGAATAATTGATTCGGTTTCAATTATTCGAAACGATTATACGCGTGATGCTGATTACATTGTTTCAACCACAACTTCTGGTGAGGTCGTGGCAATTAGAAACGGTCAAGTTGTTTTAATTTTTTCCACAGGCGTTTTAAATACTCCTGCAGCAAGTGGTTTTGGTTATTATACATATACGGGAGCCACTACTCTCACGGGTATTAATACTAAACTTTTATATTCTGGCGGTACTTCTAGCGGTTTTGCTTATAAAGGTGTTGACTATGGTTATCAACCAGAAGTAACTTTTGTTTTTTATCACACCAGGGGAACTACTCAGCCCGTTCCAGCAAATGGTGATTATAAAATTGTTTTTGTAAAGCAAGTTCCAGCAAATACACAAAGTGTTGATTGTTCTGATGTTATGCCGGTTCTTGCCACGCCCGCTACTCCTGCAGGTAATACAACAGGGCTTGGTCCTACAGCACCTTTACGCAATAAAGGAGTTTACATGGAGCGAGGCGATCGGCTTTATGTGGGTGTTTTTCAAGATGAAGTCAATATTTCTGGCTATACCCCTGGCGTTCACATCGTTGCTCAAGGTGGTTTCTTCTAAAGATGGCTAAAAAAATTGGAAGTAACTTTGGTAACTTCCAAGAAGTCAAATCTTTAACACCAAATAAGATTAAACCAATTACTACAGAGTTTTCCAAAGGGAGCGTACCTGATTCGATCTATTCTGCAAACAGAGAGTCATCTTGGAGCAGGTGGAGAAAAGGCTATGAACTGGCGACATCTCTTACCTACAACAGTGAGTACACTTTCCCATTTTCTTACACAGTTCCTGACACAACTACTTCTGGTAATCCAGCAGTTACAATTTCTGGTGCGTTTGTAGGGTTCCCTACAACCAACAAAGAGTTTGGCATGCATTGGGCTATCTGGCGCTATGCAGGATCTTTTCGTACTGACTCTGTACAGGATCCAATTAGCACTCAGAAGTTGTTTGTTGAATCTGTTACAGAAGACGCAAACTACTGGTATGTAAAGTTAGCTGGATCCTGGAACCCATCCAACCCACTTCCGCCTCCATTTTATATTCCTGTATCAGGGCAGCTCAACGGATTAAAACCTGCCAACACAGAGATTTTTGAAGATCGCATTATTGTTGCCGACGGTCCTCTTATTGACAAAGAAACTATCAATCCTGCAAATCAAAGACGTTATGGCTATGTTCAGGCAGTTGTTATTAATATAAATCAAAACACAGGAGTACTTACGTTTAAAAAAGCAGGTTCTGTGTATGTAACTCCCGATGCTGTATTTACTACACCTTCGCCGCAAGGATTTGAAGTTGGTAGATACTTAGTAACAGGATCTAGATATTCCTGTACTTGTCAAGACTTTACACATCGCGATTACTCTTTTATTTCAAATGGTGGAAAAAACAATCAACGCCAATTTCCTCGAAGTTCTAAAACATCTGTTAAACCTGGTCGATTTGAAGAAATTAAAACTAACGGAAGAATTGACAACAGGGCAATGACAAGTTCTGGTGTTAACAGAATACTTGAAACATATGCCCCACAGGGTTTTGAATTGGATTACACAGTGAGTGAATCTAACACAGATACAAAAGCAACACGTGATAATCCCGGAGTCTACAGAGATTTTGGAATGATTTATACAAGGAGCACCAGTAACATTGCAACGGTTGGTTCGCAAGCAGAGGGCATGCCTGGATACGATGACTACAGCTCTACAATATTTGAAACGGATGCAAGTGTTGTTCCACAAGATATTATTTTGACTATCAGTGACAACTGGACTCCACTACTTGATGAGTTGCGCTACTGCAAACACATCTATGCACTTAGGTTTCGAGATCGAGTATTTCCTCCTGAACCTTCTGATTTTCCGGTAGGTCCAGACGGTATGGCAAATTGGGAACAAAGATTAGTTGCAAAAACAGAAGAAGAATTAACAAAAGCACGCACACTACAAGAAATTAAACGGGCATTAGCAATCATGGATGTTCCCCCCTATAACTGTCAATCACCAATGATTTACCCAATGTTGCAGAAAATATTTAATATTGCGACAGATAAAATTACAATTGATAACTTTACAATGCTTTAAGGAAAGTTTGCATAATGTATACTGATGTTGAGTCTATTAAGACTCAAAAAGATTTGTCCATTATGGCGTCCCTGGGCTAAGCAAGGTCTAAGGTTTGGTTAGCTTATACGCACCAATCCATGAAGCACCTACACCCCCCTCCGTCTGATCAGGCGATTGTTGACGATTACTTCCAGCTTCTTCACAAAAAGTCCTTTGGACAAGCAGCATGGCTTTATGGTATGCTTGCGACTTACGGCGTCCACCCAAAAGAAATAAAAAATTTTACTTGGAACGCTGATAACACAATCAATATCAATTCAAAAAAGAAAAAAATTCTTCCTATGCATCCACAGTGGGTTCTTCTTTTCCAGCTAAAAGAAAAGCAGCCCTCAAAACTTGAGAACTGCTTTAAAGAAATTCAAGAAAAACTTGAAGCTGGTATCAAAAATAAAGTGATTGCTTTAAATTTGACTGATCTAATTCTTTCTTATCAAATCAGGAAGGATTTTTATCAGCCGAAGAAAGTGGATCAGCAAATACAATACCCTGTTTACGCAGTGCTTTCCTGACGCTAGTCACATTCCAACGATACGAATCTCGCGAAAACGTATCTTTAAAGGCTGCAAAATGAGGACCCAGTTTTAGGGTGCCATCATCTCGCATCTTAAACAGTTGCTTTTTGTCGAGCCCAAGAAGCTCGCATGCTTTGTTGGCCGTGACCCAGCTAGTAGAAGCAGTCATAAGAACAGAAAGTGTTCAGATATACACTACCCAGAAAACAAGGCGTGTCAAGGGTTTTTAGCAAATCTTAAAACTTTTAGCTCGGTTAAGCGATCTTAAAATAAGGTAACGGCAACTAAAGAGTATGTTCAGTGACGAGAACGCACCACTCGCCCTACTGATCGAAGTAACTCCAAGGTTAGCAAAGAAACGATTTAAAGAAGATATTTACAAATCCTGGGACTATAAATGTGGTTATTGTGAAAGCGTAGCAACCAGCCTGGATCACATTGTACCAAGGTTTAAATCAGGCTCTAGCAATAGAAACAACTTGATCCCCGCTTGCCGTCGCTGCAATAGCAACAAAGGCAGCACTGAAGTAGAGACCTGGTACAGACAACAAGAATTCTTTACTCAAGCTAGGATGGAGAGAATTAATTCTTGGATGTCGCAAGAAGGTATCGACATTTTTTCTTGTCATTTAGAAGCATTGCAGGTGGCTGTTTGAGATGGGAATTTCATATGATTCTGGTTCACGTCGGTGGAATCTTGAACGAGAACAAGAAACATTTGAACGTAAACCAGTAAACAGTTCTTTAACCTTTAGTATTACTGGTTACTATGGAAATGAGGGAGTTGGAACTCCAAACTCTCGAGGTGTTTATCCACAATACATACGTGTTTTTTATCCACAAGATCCCCCTCAAGGTGGAAAAGGGCAGCCGCCACCGCCACCAAGGGAAACGATAACAATAACTTTACCAATAAGTGAAGATGCCGGAGAGTTTTCTAATAATTTAGAAAATGCATTAAGGGCTCAAAATGTAAAGACTAACCTCACTCAGTCTTCTGGGAGAGGATTTTCAACAGTTGTTTATCCAACTATTGCTTCTTTGCGCTCTTCTGCTTCTAAATTAAACCAAGATGAATTTGAAGCTAGTAAAAGAAATGCAGAAATTAACGCTCAATATGAAGCTTTAGAAAAAATAAATAAAGCAAAAAATAAAGGATATGACACAATTTTATCTATAGCATCAACAACTCAAGGCGGTGATTATGTAGCCAAGCGCGATGCTTTCCGCTCTGTTCCCTTAGGACTTGTGGCTGCAGGCTTATCACAAAACGAAATTAATACCTTCAAAGATAGCCTTGTTAATTCATATAAAACTTTTTATATTACTGAAAAACTTCAACAATGGAATCCTGCTCTTGGAGCTAAACCACCATATGGTGACTTTGATCCTGACTATTACAAATCTCAAAATCCAGCCGCCGTGCAACAGTGGCAGTCTGCTGTTGCTAATGATGATATCGACATTACATTAAGATACGGGGAGAATGGCTATTATTTACAACATTACACAACTCAAGGAAAGCCAGCGGGAGTTCGTGGAAACAGAGCAGAAACCCTTGCTGCGGCTGAACAATATTTAGAACGTAAACCGACTGATGCAGAGCTTGCACAGGCGCGTACACTTCAACTTGATCCTGAAATAGAAAATGCGGTTAACGTTGCTGTGGGTGAAAAAATGCTTCTTGAGACAAAACAGTTTGGTGCGTTAACTCAGGACGTATTAAAAGATACGATTGAACAAATGAAAAAAGCAAAAGCAAGAGAACAAGAACTTGCTATATTTAGTAATTTTGATACTTTTGGCGAGATCGTAAATATCAATAAAGATTTAACAAATTCGATTCTTGGCGATTCTGGTGTAGGTGGAGTGCTTTCATTTATGGGTGGCAAAAAAGCCCAGGAATCTTTAGAAAAATCTCTTCGTGGCATCACTGGCGTCAATAATGAAATTACTTACAACTGGCAACAATGGTTCGATGACACGCTTAAAAAGAAGTACCAAAATGATATTGAGCTGGGTCTTACCAAGGATGAAGCACAAGAACAAGTAAAAATTCAGGGGCAATTTGCACGTGAATTTATTGATAAATATTTAACTCCTCGCTTCAACGAATCGAGATCAATGAATGAATTTGTTGAGTATCTTGATGTACGCCAAGCCGAACAAAACCCCTTTCAAACCCAGGATATTTTAAATGCTGTAAAATTAGTTGCCGATTTAAAAGCTAACCAATATATTGAAGAACTTCGTAAAACACCAGAGCGATATTTTAACGTTGATTTTTATTTCAACCCATCAGGAAATAAAGCGAGAGAGGGTGCGTATGCAGCTCAAGCACAAACAGTTAACGCTGATTGGGACGCAGCTAAAAATGGAGATCCTTATTGGGCATCACAGGCTTATCGCTTTGGTGTGAATGTCAATGACAAAGATGCTTTTGCACGCATGCACTTCCAGGTTAAAGGGCAAGGACGTGGATACGATCCAGCGGATGATATTTTAAACGCATCAAAAGTTAGTGATTATATTTATAGCAATATCTTACCGGCTCTTAACAAGGAAGCTTCTGCGCAAGGAACAGTCTTTGGTCAGTTTGTACGGCCAGAAGAGTTTGCTGATGAAATGTTAAAAGGACTAGACCCAAATAATAAAACCACTTGGAGCGAAGTGTTGAAGAAATATGGACTTGAAGATTTTAACGGAACTATTAATGATTTAAAAGAGTACATCACTGAAACCATTAGAACTGGATCAGCTCAAGAAATCAGAGAGCAGATTAAATATCTGAATGAAAAACGAGAAAAACCAACACAAGAAATTTTAGGTATCAGCTACATTCAACGGGAAGAAGACTATAAACCTAAAGAAAGTGGAAATGAAACAGAGCTTTACAGGACGTTTCAGTCCGCCGGTTTTAAGGGAACAGAAGATGAGTTTTATGAAAGTTTTTTCCCTGATCTTGATCGATCAGAACAGGTTGCACTCACCAAAGCAGGTAGAAATCAGGAATTAAAAACAACGGGGCTTGATTTTTCTGACCCGTTTGCTTCTCTTGGCACAATTGAAAGCCTTTTTGGCGAAGAACAGCAAGAAAAAGAAACAAAAAAAAGTAGTTATTTTACAATTGATGAAGATGAAGAACTACCGACCAAAACAAAAGCTGGTCAAGGATTCTTAGATGAATTTACTTCGCTGTTTAAAGGATTTAGTTGATGTCAGATAAACGTAAGAAAGCTGCAAAAGCGGCTAAACTAGCTAAAGATGACATGGCTTGTAATAAGCCAAAAAAGACTCCTGGCCATCCTACCAAATCACATGTGGTTAAAGCGTGTGAAGGAGGTAAAGAAAAAATTATTCGCTTTGGTCAACAAGGTGTTCAAGGTAGTCCCAAGAAAGAAGGAGAATCAGAGGCTTATGCAAACCGTAGAAAAAGCTTTCAAGCTCGACATGCTAAAAATATAGCAAAAGGTAAAATGTCTGCAGCATATTGGGCTAATCGTGAAAAATGGTAAACAGTATTAAGTGGTAATGTAAATGGGAAAAGTAAAAAGCGTCATATCAACCAGAAAAGAATCTCGTCCTAAGTTAACGAAACAAGGACAAGGGCAGAACTCCAAACCTTCTCACGGACGCAAAAATCTCGTGGCCAAGGTAAAAGCTAACAATTAGTTTTAATTAAGATTATTATGGGAAATAGCTGAACTATTCTCATGTCCGATTTTTCACGGGCAATTAAACTAATTAAGAAATACGAGGGGTTTAGCGAAAAGGCCTACCCAGATCCTTGTACTGGGACAGCTCCTTATACACTGGGGTTTGGAACACAATATTATCCCGATGGTGCTCCAGTGCGACAAGGTCATTGCTGTACAGAACGCAAAGCACTGGAGTATTTAAATCACGAAGTAGAAGTTATTAACGAAGAATTACTGCGTCTCAACTTGGGTCTTGACGACTCAATGGTTAATGCGTTAATTTCTTTTATTCATTCTGTTGGCTGGGAACCCTTTCTTTATAGTCCTATCATTGATGCGGCAGAAATTGAAGATTGGCGTGGTGCAGCAGAACAAATTACTCATTGGGTCTTTGATCACTATTATCGTGTTGTTGGCGGACTCCTTGATCGACGCAGGGAAGAGTCTTCTCTTTTCTTGTCGGAAATACGTTCTTCTTTATCGCCAACTGGTGGAATTCTTCTACGAGCATTTTCTGGTTACGGGGGGGCTGAGCACCAGATCAGATCAATTGAAGCCCTGGAGCGAAAGCTCAACCCCTATACCCTGGCTGAGTTTGCAAACCAATTTGATTTAGAAGTCACCTTTGATCTTAGTTTGGAGCATGAATGGAGAGGGCAATCATTTGACTCGTGGGATTAGAATATTTAAAGATAAAGCAAACAAGATGGAAGACACCGCGCGTCCTCGCGAGTTAGAACTCCCTCTGGAGCTGCAATTTGCCATGCGCAAAGCAGAGCTTGAAGCGCAAGAAATGACGTGGGATCAGTTGTTTGCAGCCTTGTTAAATCTGTATCAGCGTCGTTTAATTGAATGGGCCGCCGTGAAAGACATTCTTCAAGACGAAAATATTGAACTTGAATTCGACAGCCCAACTCAACTTGAACTCATGGAGCTAGCCATGATGTGTGGAAGCGATGATGATGACGAAGATGATGATGAAGATGACGAACCGATGTCAGTCTTCTAAGTACTGAATCAAGCGGTCCATATACCACTGAGCTTTTTTAAGGGATTCAATACCGCCCTTGAGATTGCAGCGCCAAAGATATTTTGCAATGTTGCCCCTTAGATAACCTTTATATTCTTCTTGGGTTAGTTGAGCTTCAATTGCTTCAATTGCTTCAATACCGCCTTGAAGATAGTGCGGGGGGTGGTTCACCACATCCACAACTTTCCGTTGTGGCATGGGGCAGAAACCGTCTTTACACCCGTCTTCTGAATCTACCGGCGTAAACCACGGCGTTGTTTCGACATCTCGATCTCGTCCTCTGGAATCCCCTCCAGTTCCAAGACTAAAGACTTGGGCTTCGGATTGGCGCCCATCTTCATCCCTTCTTCCATACTCGGAATATACCCCGTCAGTCCGCATCGCTCTCCTCCTTCAAGTTGTAGGTTCTGGCGCTCACGTCCTTCTTGAGTGAGCACTAAACCCCGATTATAAAGGTCTTGAAGCGGAACGTCGTGCTTTTCGTTATCCAGTTCCTGACCAAAATCCATCAGGCTTAAGCACCTGTTTTTTACTTCATCATTGGTAACAATGAAGTTATCTAAGAAATCACTCATAGATGACGCAGCGTGCATCATTGTTATATCTTGGCCTGAATTCCTTCAAGTAAAATAATAACATGGCAAGATTTTTAGACCCCACATACGATCCCAGGAATCAGTCCGGTACTTCTGGAGCTGAGGTAACAGACCTTAATCCTGAACAGGCGTATGACACTGACATCCGTCGATTAGACGAAACGGAACGAGAGATTGCTGACGAAACTGACGTACGTAACGTTAGGCAACAAGATCGAGTTGCTAAGTACATGGCAGCAGCTAAAACCGCTGGTGCATATAAGCAAAGAGCCTCGATCGATGAGCCACAAATCCGTGGTAGAACACCCAGGAACGAAGCAAACATCGATGGTGTGGTTCTTCCCAGTCAGGGTGACTCTGGTGGTAAAGCGGGTGGCGTCAGTTACGCACGAAAGCCCAAACCTTTTGCTGGTACGTTTAGAGGCTTCAGTTAAACCTGGCTAAAGACCACTTCTTTTTTCTGGTCTTGATACTTACCTTTCCTCATTTGGTAATCAGTTTCACACTCATTACCACGGAAGAACAGCAACTGACAGATACCCTCGTTGGCATAAATACGATTAAAGAGAGCGGTGCAATTACTAATCTCAAGAGTTAAGTGACCTTTCCACCGTGCTTCTGCCGGGGTTATATTTGCCATAATTCCCGATCGGGCATATGTACTTTTTCCAACGGCAACCACTGTTACATCTTTAGGTAGATCCAGGTATTCTTCTGCAACACCCAAGCAATAGCCAAAGGGAGGGAGAAGGAAATACTGACCTTTTTCATCTTCCAGTAATTCTGCTGGCTTAAGAATATTTGTATCGAACGCCTTGGGATCACAGTCACCTGCTTGAGTGCGACCAAAAATTAAACATTGCTTAGGCGACAGTCGTATGTCATACCCATAAGAACTTAACCCATAGCTAAGCAAACGGCGACCATTTTGTTCACTAATCAACCTATCCCGGAACGGCTGAATCATTCCTTCTTCAAGGGCAAGCTGCTTGATTTCTTTATCCGAAAGAATACTCATAATGTCAACTAAGCTTTTAAAGTGTAGCCCACTCAGACAAGAACGCGACCCTTGGGGCTGTAAATCTCAATAAAATGTTCAGTAGACTCCGTTACATTTGTCCTCGGTTGAAGAAACACAACAAAAGAAGCACACGTATTTCGCACCTTGATTTCGCCTGTGCTAATAAAATGCTGATTTAGCATGGGACGCGTCTTTAAGATGCAGATTGGATGATCAAAAATATCTTGGCAGTACAAAAACATATCCGGTGCATTTGCAAAATACACCCCTTGTTCAATCTCACCAGACAGCCACTTCCTTTTTAAGGTCCTCCACCAGAGCGCATATGCTGAAGTCAAAGTTGGAGACAAGCCTCTCGTCATTTTCCATCGCTGGGACTGCTCATGCCAGAAGTATGAATGTCGCGGTGGAAACACATACACATTTCCATGCCATCCCATTTCATTCAACCCATCTTCTTTGGGTGTATAAAATTTTTTGGCATTGACATACTCATTAGCTTTTGCAGAACTAGCCGGATCTAGATCAATGCCGCCCATCAACAAGTGGGCGGAATCAATCATGTCACGATTACTGATCCACTCGTAGTTCTCAACTTTTTTATTACCAAGAAAAGCGGGCATCAGTCTTTGATTACCTGATCGTTAGTCTGGTCATATGCTATTTCTAAATAGCGAATACCCTCTTGATCATTTAAGACGTAACCAGCTTTTTCTTCTGGATCAATCTTTTGTGCAGCATTAAGAATACGTCTAAAAGTTTCTGCCAGGTCACCGTTGTTGTCGCGTTCACACTCTTCTTGTGCAGCGTGCAGCTCTTTAAGTGTCAAATAGAACATCGAGCGTTCCATCTGCTGGGGCTGAAAGCACATAACTCCAGGGCCTTCAGCTTCCCAGAATTTTGTGAACATTCCACCCAGATCTCCAAGGATTAACCGAAGAGTTGTATCCAGCATCTTTGCCTTAGTCTCTTCCAGTTCTGGGCCGATTACAGAAGCAATTAGTTTTTCGCGTCGATTCATTTTTTTACCAATCCCTGACGAATAAGTGTATCACGCATCTTGGGTAACGGTTGGTAAATAACGACCAATTTACCAAGAACACCGCGTTTTTTTAGTAATTTACCGCTGTCATCCCTCATCTTGTCAAATTCTCCAGCTCTGATAAGATATTCAGCCACACAACGTAAACGCCTTTTTAAAGGTAGGTCAGCATTAGGAAATTTGCCACAAATTGTATCGGGTGTCATGTCTTGAAACGCCATACGCAACCTGTTTGCTAAAGTCATTGCGAAACTCGGATCTTCTTCTTCATAGTTTTTTAAGTTTTCTAGGTATCGACGCAGGGTTGGATCATCGAAAGATCCGGATGGAGGCAAAAACATCTCGACTTGAATGGCAAGAGACTCCGGTAAGATTTTTTTATAATTTTTTAAGGTTACGGCTTTAATCTCTAAGCCGGTAAAACGGTTTTTCATCAACCTTCCTCATCCATATCTTCATCAAAATCGGGGGTTTTAGGTACGGATGGGTCTGGAATATGATCATCTTTACGCTCTCGGGCATATGTATCATATAAAGTGTTTCCCCTACTACCAGCAAAAGTTAAATAATTTGGTTTTGTATCTCGAATAAATGTTTGGATCAACCGGTTCCAGGGGATGCGGATCGTTTGCTTGCGTCCTTCGGTAGCTTCGATGTTAATGTAATGAACACCGTAAATCCAGCCTTTTTCTGGATTTTTTTTACCTGCAAGAATCCAGTTGCGAATTGTTTGATCTGAAATGCTTAGTCTACGAGCGCACTCTTCAGTAGAAATATACTCATCCGCGTAAACTTCAGGCCCAATTCGATCTGTTTCTCCGTTTTGATACCGTGCGTGCCACATTGAAGCAAGAATATGCTTAATGCCTTGCAACTCGTGAGTAATGTCTTCTAATCCTTTCCGCAATCCGTGTGTCATACCAGCAATCAATCTAATTAAATGCTAGTCTTTTTATAGATAATCTGCTTGTTTTATGGAAGATTTTTTTGCCGCACCCGACAACAGTAAGGAGCCACCCCAACCAGTCGCCCCTCTACCTGCTCAGATCACACCTAATGATCTGGAGCGCATGAAACAACAGGCACGTGAGCTAGCCGTAGCACAATACTACGCTCAACAACGTGGAAATCTAGCGCCAGAATCAAAACCCAAAGCTGCTTATGAAATTAACCAACCAATTCAGATTCCCGAAAAAATTGTTTACGTTCGTCGAAATCTGACAATTGCAGAACTCCTCTTGATTTTTGCGGTGTCCTGTGGGTTGGTTTATGGTGTACCAGCCGCTTGGAATTTTGTTACACAAAACCTTTCCCGCATTGAAATTCGAGTTAAGTAAGAGGTTAGACGACCTATAATCACTTATAAGGCTTTGTATTCTTATAAGTGGCAAATAGAAGGATTACTGAACTGCCTTCAATTCAGGGCGGGAGTTTAGCAGAGGAGGATCTGTTAACTCTCGTCCGTGTTTTTGAAGTTGACCCGACGTTAAAAAATAAAAAAATTACTCTTTCAGAGTTTAGTAATTACCTTAACACAAAGTATTTAACGCTTAGTGGTGGGACTGTAACTGGTCCGCTCGGAATCAATGCGCCCTTAACGGTTGTTGGTCTCACTACGCTTAATGCTGTAACCGCAAATGCAGTTGCAAATTTCAGTGGTGTTTACGTTCAAACAACTCTTAACGTTACCGGAACCCTAAGTGGCACCACAATTACTGGTACCACAGTAAACGCAACAAACGCAACATTTCAAAATTTAACCGCCAGCGGCCACAATATTCAAGGGAATCTGACTGTCTCAGGGACGTTATCTGCACTTGGTAATTCATTCTTTTCTTCTGGAGTAACAGTTACCGGTACCCTGACAGGGACTACGATCACTGGTACGACCGCCAACTTCTCATCTGGGGTCTTTACTGGACAGATCTCTGGCGCCACAGTAACAGGAAATACGGCAAATTTCACACGCGTCACAAGCGCGTCCGGGACTTTTACTTCATCCTTGTCGGGTTTTCTTGTTACAGGAAATACTGCTCAGTTTTCTAATATAACTGGTATTTCAGGCGTTTTCACTGATCGTGTTTCTGGAGCAGTTATCACAGGAGATACAGGACAATTCTCAACAATTACTGGAGTCTCTGGTGTCTTCACTAATCGTATCTCTGGAACAACCATTACAGGTAATACGATTCTTGCTTCCACGATCACTGGAATCTCTGGTATTTTTACCGACCAGATTTCTGGTGCAACCATTACTGGTATCAATATCAATGCAACTACTGGTACATTCGCAACTCTTGTTACTAGCGGGCACACAGTTCAAAATAACTTAACTGTC